AAAATCACACCATCTGGGAAAAGCGGTGTTTGTTCCTCAACAGTTTTCCATTTTATCAAAACTTCTTTTCTACTCATAATTAATCAGTTCTTATCGAAATTCATAGTTAACTTATCCACAGCAGAAACATGCGAACTGTTAAGCAAATCTTGATGCTCTACAGCTGCTTCTAAGATCGCTTTCACTTGACGATCTGAATTCATAGCTTTTATTATACCTATGATGATCTCTACCGGATTCCCGTTCACCATAGCAGCGACAGCATTTTTTTCTCCCTCTTTTTGAGAGAGAATGCTAATACCATGAAATTTATTATTTACACAACTGGCTGCTAATTCTGCCAAAGTTGCTTTGAGATTATCTTTTTCCATTTCTATTGCTTTTATCATTAGGGAAAGTTTTTAAAAAGTACCGGGAACCACCCCGGTACTAACCCTAACCCGGGGCTGTCCCGACGACTGTCCTTTTCAGTCGGCTTCATTAAATTATTAATATAAATATGCTCTTACTGAGAGCGTTTATGTGAATTGCTTTCTTGCTTTTTCGAACTTCGCTCGGAGTTTTGCCGCATGTTGTGATGTACACAACTCTGGCTTGACCATTACGACCGTGCGCGCATCGATTCGGAGCGGTATCTTATTGAGATCACGGATATGTTGTCGGATAACGTCTAATTCTTCCGGATTTTCATTGATGAACAAATCCGCTTTTGTGCGTTTATCTCTACTTTGAGATGGTGATGGTGTAGTAACTGTTCTCATGCATTTTTTCTGATTTGAGGTATGCGGGACGGGAACTATACCGTCCCGCAAATCTCTTTTGACATTACTAAACGAGTAACATAATAAACCGGACTTTACCGGGGGACTCCTTAAATCCCATTTAGAAATTGATAATTAATTAACTGGATGAAATCTCGATTTCCCGGGCGCGCACCGGAATCCGGATTTCTATACGTGCACGCCTGTTACGGCGGACAAATATCGGATCAGGTTTGAAATTAAGACCTGTAATGAAGAAGAGTACAACCATACCAGTGGCTAACCTCATTCTTGCCATAGGGGAAAGATCAAACGATATATTAAAATGCGTGCAGAACCAATACGCAGAAAGTTCTGCCGCTTTCTGCAGACCGGTTTTTATCTTGATCTTACGTACCGTGTTATCAACGGTTCGAAGTGCTATGCCGAGAAAACTGGCTGTTTCTTTTTGAGAGGCTCCCCATGCAATGCACTCAAGTACTTCACATTCACGTGCAGCAAGTTTGGCATTCAGTTTCATATTGTGTCAATTTAAAGGGGATACATCCCAGATGTCAATGATATTGTATTCAGAAAACACAGCACTTATCTTTTCGTACTTTGTCATGCTGATATCTATGATACCACCGTTGAGAAGACTGCTGAAATAAGTCAATCGAGAGATTTTAAGAGCGGACATAAGTTTTTCTCTAACTTCCTTTTTTTGCGAGAGAGTTACTTGCAAATAGCCTTTTTTGAATGAATAGCGTTTTTTCGCTATTGCTTTTGTTTCGTTTTTATCGTACATTTGTTTCATCGTTTTTGAAATAACACTGCAAATATATTGGAAAATTTCAATATACATCATATTTTCATTAGAAATATTCAATATGAGTGAAACTTTTATAGATAGATTAGATAGATATAAGGAATATGCCGGTTTAAATGATAATCAGATAACAATAAAGTCTGGTCTAACGGTAGGTATTATTAACTCTGCCCGGAAACGAGGAAGTAGTCTATCAGGAGAAAATATTGAAAAAATTCTAAGAGCATTCAAAGATATCAATGCACGCTGGTTGCTTACCGGTGAAGGTGAAATGATTCAAAATGATGGAGCTTTTGCAGCCAGCAATTCTAATAATGATAGTTTAACTATTTATTTAGGAAAGGAGAATAAAGAATTGAAAGTTAAAAATGAAGAATTAAATCGTGAAATAGGCAAGCTTGAAGGCCAGATCATAGAGCTTAAAAAACGTGTCCTCGTGGAGGATGTTGCCAAATGTGTCATTGCAAGCGGATCCGATTTGGCAGTAGAGAATACATAA